CTTTTACCTTATGTGGGCATAAATAACCCTTGTAAGGCGTGCCGGTTTTATTTGACGTGCCTTCAATTAAAACTCTATGGCCGTGTTTACATATTGGCGGCTCTGGCATTGGTTCACCCGCCCCTAGCTTGGCCTTTAACGCGCTTATAGACTCAGCCGCGGTAGGTACTGCGCCACCTGCCCCGCGTGTCTGTAATGGGGCCTGTATTGCCTCTACCTTCTCCATATCTTGCCTTGTCGGTCTACCTGCACCGCCGGGCGTTAGCAAGCCGATAACACGCCCATAGGCAGAAGTTACGCAATTTTCTACCCAAAAATTAGCATTTACGCCGCGGTCTGACCTAACCTCTAGGGCATAATCTACAGCGCTTGGCTTATCATCTTCATAGTTTTTATAAGCCTCAGCTCTAATTAAAATATAACCGTTTTTTAGGTCTATGTCCTCTATATAGGCTACTAAGCGTAACCCGGGAAACTCAGCCCGGGCTCTTTTAATTCTTGCGTTTACATCTTCATAGCCGTCTAAAAAGCTCATTTAGTTACCTCTTTTAAGGCCTTAGCTATATTGCGCCCTCTTAGGTAGCCGTCACCGTGGCCCTCACGGTATCCCGTACGGTAGGCCGCTAACATAAATAGCCCTACGATTAGTACAGTTAATGTAATTACTGCTAAATCAGCTAACATAAATCACCCTTTGTTAAGGCTGATAAAACTACTACACTAAGTAGCCCTCTCAGCGTGTAGTAAAAGTATGACCTATACCTAAGACATATTGCTAGCTTTCTAGCGGCGTGTCTTTCTTTGTGTCTTTATCAGCCTTAGATTTAAGCCCATTACCAGCAAGTACCCCGCCTAGAGCGCCTGTTAAAAATATAGCTAGGGTCTGTAACAGCTGTATGAAATCCCTATCGTTAGGGGCTTGCTGGCCTATTGGCTGTGTTACAAAAACTAGGGCATATACCGCGCCTGTGGTTATAGTTAAAAAAGTTACAGCTAACACCGCGCCTATAAAGAAGATTAGCCGGGCGTGTATGTCCTCGGGGGCTAATTTTGTACGTTGTCTACTCATTAGAGTTAATTAAGTCCTGTGTACATATACCGGTTGCTCTGCATTGAGGCGGGTTACACTCTGGCTTTTTCCAGTTTTCATAATTCTGACACGGATACCTTACCCAGCCGTCATAGCCACACCCTGCTAAGAGCATTGTAAGTACCAGAGCCCCTAGCAGGGCACGCACTATTTAGCGCCTATGCCGTATTGCTTCTCGTTGGGCTGTACTGCCTTTACTAACGGCCCAATTAACCCAGCGATAAAGGCGTTAGCCAATACTTTAGGGTCTGTAATACCAGACATATAAAGAGCTGCAACGCTTGCTAGCGCGGCGCGCCCATAGCTGTATAACGCTGCCTCTATTTGTTTTTTATTCATTTGTCTATCCTAAATGCCCCTTAGTTTATTTGGGTAAGTACCCCTACGGTATGAGTACCGCTAGCGGCAACGGCGTATAACGCTTCGTGGTCGCCTACGGGTACAGTTAGTTTATCGCCATTATCTAATTTATAGCCATTACTTGTAGTTACGTTTGGGCCGCCTAAATAAATAGCGCCACCGCCTAGATTATGTAAATTAGCTGTTTGGTCAAAATCTGATTTAGGTACTATTACTACAGCCTGAGTACCTACCACTACTTGCGCGCTAGTCGGCATTTGTTACCCCTAACTTTGAGATTATCTTAGCGGCTTTTTTAGCATTTACACTTACCTCAAAATGCATTTCATCTTTGCGGTTTCGGTAATCCCCGCCCCACGTTAGGCCATACTTTTTAGCTAAGGCCCTAATCATTGGCACTTTATCGGCTGGAAACGTACCCACAGCTGCTAGCGGGTGTTTAGTCGCGTTTAGGTCTATTGCTGTACCGCTACTATGGCAGCTTAGGCGGTCTGTACTGCCGCGCACCATACGGAAAGCGTAGCCCCACTCATCTAAAGCGCCTTCATCTATTGGCTCTATTAGCGCGTGAAACTTAGCAGCAAAACCTACTAATAACGGTGCTACAGCCTCAGCGCATCTAAGTTTTCTATTAGTGCCGGGTACTGGATAACTCTTTATGCCAATTTCTGCCGGGTCTTTACTAGCAGGCCAGCCGTTATAGCTCGTTAGCAAGTTACAAACCTAACGCCTTTAAGTCATCTGCCGTTAAACCTAGCGCTGCAAGTTTTGCTTCGGCTGAGGCTTTGGCTTGTGCTTTTGCTGCATCTTGCTCAGCCTTCCAAACATCATATTGAGCAAAGCCTGCTTCAAATTCTGCTTTACTAATTGGCTCACACTCTAAAAATTGTATGCCTTCATATTCATCACCGCTAATAGCCCAACCACCATTAGGAATTAGCATTTCTAAAACTTCTCTTGGCTTTGCCATTATGCACCTATTTCTAATAATGTAATAACGCTAGCGCTTGAAGATTCTTGAACTGCAGACAATAATCCTGTTACGCCAGGCTTAAATTGAGTTTTGTAAGTCGTTGCTGAAGTAGTGCTTGGGCTGTCTAAGTAAGCGCCTGATATTGTTCCTGCCAAGAAAACTTGAGATAAATTTGTAAAGCCCCAGTCTTGCGCTGGTACAAAAATTTCTGTTGAATTTCTTAATAACCTTAAATAGAAACCAGTAGTATTATTTGAAGCGCCTCGATAACAGCCGTTCTGATGAAATAAAACTAGAACTTTACTGGTAGCAGATGAAGGCGTAATTGATGCGGTTAAATTGCTGTCTAGATAAGTTGCAGTTGAAGTTGAAGCATTTGTGCTTGTTGTTGCACTTATAACCTGTAACACCTTCCCACCACCAGCAGGCGTAGCCCACTTAACTTTATAAGGGCTTACCGTGGTATCAGCTGTTAAAATCTGGCCCGTAGTACCAATAGGCAAGTTATCATAAGTGCCGCTGCCTGTACCTACTACAATATCGCCGCTAGCTGTAATAGTAGTTGCCATATCATTAGTAATAGTTACTGTGCCGCTAGTGCCACCGCCGCTAATACCTGTGCCAGCTGTTACGCCCTCTATATCACCTGTTGCACCGCTAGCTACCCAAGCGCTACCAGAGTAATACCACAGGCTGTTAGTATCTTTAGTAAATGCAAATTGCCCTTCTTGTGGGCTAGTTATTGCAGAATTTCTAGCAGCCTCACTAGCAAAAACTAATACGCCTTGCATTAAATAGCCGTTTACGTCCGCGGCTGTTAAAACCTCACCTGTAGTAAAGGTCTTAAATCCTAAGCCCGCTGCCATTGTTCCCCCTAATAGGCCAATACGCCGGTGTCTAGCACCCCGTATAGGCTTGAGTCTAGTATAAAGCCGTCTATTATCGGCTCTAGTGTGGTTAGTGTCGTTTTCCAGCTGCCGGGCGTAATTGCCATACCTACGCCAAACACCTGCAAAGTCTTAGTTAAAGTAGATGAGCCGGGCTGGTTTGTAGTAATAGTTATAGGGTCAAAAAAATCTAGGTCTAGGGCGGCGATTATGCCGGCATTATAGTTATCTGTGTATAAATCTAGGGTAATGGCATCACATCTAATAGAGGTTTCTTTACGGCTTGCTACATAGGCTTGAGCGTAATCTAGGGCCGCGGCATCTGTTTGCATTAGTAAATTTTGTTGGTTATAGCTATGAGTAAAATACTTATCTATGCTAGCTTGGTCTATCGCTAGCTGTGTAGTACCGCCTGTACGGGTGATGCTAGCCGCGTTAAATACTAACGTATCATCTAAGCGCCATAAGGCATCAAAGTAACCTATATTTGTGCCGTTATCGTTAAACACGGTAGGTGTGCCACCTATGCTAGCTGTAGTAACTTGCCTATCTTGAAATACAAAGCTACCGGTGGCATCTACATAAAGCGCCCCGTACTCACTTAGGGTAACCGTCTGCATAGCTGCTAAGCTGGTACGGGCTGTGCCGGGGTCTGCCTGTAGCGTAGTTAAGCCGGCATCTACGTCACGCATAGAGTTAGGCCAGCCTATTTGGTCTAATATTTGGTTAATGCGTGTGCCGGATAGGTCACCCGCGGTAGCCCCTGTTACTGTGGCTATCTGTGCATTTTGGGCAAGTCTAAACGCATCTACCGCCGTTATTGTGGTATAAACAACGTCTAACGCATTTTTAGGCGTAGTAGTGCTATAGCTAGTAATAAAGCCGCTAAAGATAGGGTAAGTAACGCTGTTGTAAGTAGCCGATATAGCTACTTTACGCATAGGGTCAAGCAAGCCAAAATAAGGGCCGCTAGGATTTTGTGGGTTAAAATCGCCGTTTTGGTCTACGATACGCATAGTTAGCGTACCTGTTTGAAATTGGTCAGCCTGTGGGTTACGGCCTCTATTGGTTTGTATTGAGTCCACTACGTCCGACACGTCTACAATTACTGCCGCGCTATCGCTTAATATATTTGTATCTAATATACCCTCACCTAAAATCATAGCTTGGGCAAAACTAGGGCCAGTACTAAAATTAATTATAGCGTTTATAACTGGCAGGGTCATAGTCCACCGGTGTAACGCAACGGGTCACCCTTGCGCTCTAGGTCTAATATAGCTCTTTGCACGGCTAGGCTTATTGTGTCCTCACTACCTACTACACCTGCATTTACGTTTACCGTTATGTTATCTGCCATACGGAACGCGGCAGGGTCAAAGCCTCTAGAGCTAGTTGCCACGCTAGGGCTTAGGCTTGCTGTAGCTATATTTAATGCGCGCTCACTTTCAGCAAAAAGCGCATCTGCTAACGCTAATTCTGACTCAGCCAAGGCACTAAGAGCGTCTGCGTGGGCCTCTACAGCTCTAATAGCATCTGGGTCACCTGATTTATAACGGCTAGCTATATCTTCATCTAAAATGCTATCATTAACATTTCTTGTACTAGGTATAATCGGGCTTAGAAAATCAAAACGCATACCCATAATAGCCATAAGTTTAGCTATAGCATCATCTAGGTTTTTTAGGTTTATTAAATCTTTAGGTACAAAACTATCTAAAATCTTATCTATATCTGTTAATTTATAAGTTTGATTTTGCAAAGTAGCTAATATAGCTAGCTCTTTATTTAATTGCTCAGATAACGTAGTAGCACGTTTTACGTCTTTATCTGCTATAGCATCTTCCAAGTCTAGCATTAACTGTTTTACTGTTAGGCGCTGTGCCTCATTGGCTAATTGTAGTTTTTGCTGGTCTGTAGCAGCTGTACCTAGCCTGTTTATTTCATCTTGTTTACTTAATATAGCGGCTTGTATTTGTATCTTATCTAAATCAAAAACATCTTCACCCTTGCCAAGTGCTAAGGCAGCTTTATCTAAGGCTAGTTGGTCTTTTTTTAATTTTAATTGTTTTGCTTGCTCGGCAGTTTTCTTTTTATCTACTGCTAAAGCCTTTACGTTACCTTTATCTAATGCTGCCTGTATCTTTGCACGGTTTTTAGCAGCTGCTATTTCTTTAACAGGGTCTAAAATACGCCCGCCTAATGCCGCGCGTTGTGCTACCTCTAACTCACCTTTTTTTATTAGTTTATCTATTAAAGGTGCAATATAAGTACCTGCTACAGGTATGGCAGTTGCCAGATTAGCTAAGCCAAACCCGCCCTCTGGGGTTTCTATACCTACTTGTTTTACTAATAAAGCCAACCCTCTAAGCGCGTTAGCAGTTTCATCACTAAGCCGCTTCATACTGTCGGCAGCTGTATCTATACCATTAGTGCCGCCTAAAATAGTTATAGCATCTACTAGGCCCGCCCCTATAGTTTCTTTAGCTCTATCACTTTCTATAGTTAAAGTTTTCATACGGCCTTCAAACGTATCTACAGCCCTAGCCGCTGAGCCCTTAAACTTGCCCTCTAAAATATCTAAAATATCGTCTAACTCACCGTAAGCTAATAAGTTTTTATCTAAACCTACATTTAATTTACCTAGCGCCGCTGTATTTCCAGACATAGCCCTGCTAATAGCTGCCGTAACGCTAGTTAAATCTCTACCTGTACCGGCTGATATGTCTAAAGATATGCCTAAAAGTTTTTGCGCTTTATCTACGTCCTCAGTAACTCTAGCTAATTGACTAAACGCAGGTACTAATTTATCGCCACCTACCTTTGTTACATCTTCCATTTTTTCTAAAAATTGGTCTACCTCTGTAAATCTAAAACCCTCATTTAAGCTATCTAATGCGCCTTTTAGTTGCGTTATTTCTTTTTGTTGGTCATTAAATGCCTTAATAGATACCCGGGCAAATTGCACTACAGCGCCTACGCTAAAGGCTAAGCCAAACGATTTAGCTAGACTTTTTACGCCTTTTTCTAATTTAGTAGTCGCCGTTTCGGCTTGCTTAAACGCTTTTTTACCTGTGAACTCAGAGGCTATATTTACTACTACTTGTGGGTCTACAGCCATTATGCCGCCGCCTTAAAATTATTATTAAATATAATCTTAGTTTTTTCTATAGCTTTAATTACAGCTGCATTAGTTTTGCCGCCGTCCTCAGCCCACGCTCTATAGATAGCGCGGCCTCTCATTTTTCTAGACCTACGCCCTGCACCTGTTTGGTTATTAGCATCTACTATTTGACCTGTGGCATCTATGGCATCTATAAACTGTTTACCCGCGTTAGGGTTTAGGCTTTGTGAGTATTGTTTACCGGTATGTCTTGTTTTATCATAAACACCATTTAAGTAACGGTCTACCATAGGCCCTTGAGGTCTGCCCTGTGGATTAAGTCGCCCGGCGGTTTCATAAATAGTACCTGCCGCGCTGACGTTAGCTATACGGGCTAAAGCTCTAAACCCGCTCCTATTAACTTTACTAGGCGCTGTCCTATAACCTATACCTCTTTTAGCGGCAGCTGCATCAAATCTGGGAAATTGTCTATAGTTGGTATCGCTAGCCTCTGCCTTACTCCAACCGCTTAAAACAGTATTAGGTATAAAACCGCGGGCTTTTGTTACTATAGGTTTGAGCAACGCTGCCATTTCTTTTTGCAATTCTTTAGATAAATCCGGCGTAAACTTGCGTAATGCCTTGCGCGCTTCAATAGCGCCGCTTAACTCTGTTGGCATCTTGCACCGCCTTAGCTCTGTCTGTTAAAACCTTTAATATATTCTTAAACATTACATCATCTAAGTCTAATAAATACTGGGGCGCTATGCCTGTCTCTACCGCAATTTGTGCGATTAGATAGCCAAAGCTACCGCGCCCCACTATTCCAAAGGGTCATCATCTAGTACCTCAACTTTAGTTAAGGTTTCTAGAAACTCTGCCCCAAACGGTTTTACTACTTCCCCGCTAGTGCGTAAACACTCCCAAGCAAGCCAGTAAACATCACTTTGCTTTTCATCATCTCTAAAGGCTTTGTGAAAACCTTTTTTTGCCATAAGTTCAAAGGCATACTCAATACGGGGCGTAATCTTATGCTCGGTTACGCTGCCGTCTGCCCTTGTTATTTTAAGTTTTGCCATTGTTTGCCCCTTTGTTTAGTTTACGGTGCTGTTGTGATAACGATAGGTGAGTTACAAGTAAATGTAATGCTCTGTGTTCCAATATCGCCTACAGCGCCGTTTATGTCGGTTGTGTTATTTACTAATACGGTAGTGGTATAAAGCGGGTTAGTAGTGCTAGTAGCCGCGCTTGTCTGTCTTAAAATTAGAGTTACTGTAGTACCCCACGCAGCTTGCAACGCAGAGCGTACCGCGCCTGCACCGCTAGCAGCATTATCATTAAGAAAATCAAGCGTAATAGTGCTGGCCTCTAAACCTTTAACAAACTTGTGCGCGGTATCGCCCATAGCCGTAACTTCAAGTTCGTCAAAACTGCGGTTAATAGTGGCGCTAGTAACGTGGTCTGTGAGCACCACGCCGTTCAGCGTAACTTCTACGCCGTTAGAAAGAAAAATTGCCATTGGTTATGCCTCGTTTTCTGTTGTCGGTGTTTCTGTTGCTTTTTGCTTTGTATCTTTAACCTCTTTAGGCAATTCTTGGCCTATTTTGATTAAAAACGCTTTTTCTTCTTCTGTTAGTGCCATTTTAGCTCCAGCTCGTTAGTACGGATATTTGTAAATCACTTGTAAGTAAGTCACCGCTTGGCAGCGTTAAAACGCTAGGTGCAGTTACAGCGGTAACGTTAAATACAATACTGCTAGCAGCCAATTTATTAAACACGGCTACTATCGTATCTTCTATGCCTTGTAGGTTGCCTTCATTAGAAAACATTGGCACGGTCATAATTATTTTGAAATTAGCTAGGGGCGCTATCGTTGCTTGTGCATTATTGCTAGGTGTTAAATAAGGGTCAGCCGGGGCTACTACTACGCTGTTAGCTACTATTGTGCTAGGTGGAAAACTAAACGTACTCCAAACAGAGTTATTAGCTAAGGCAGCGGCTATAGTAGAGCGTAGTGTAGTAATCGCGGCTGGCATTATCCCACCATAGCATTAGGCGATAAGTAAGGCGCTAACAAACCGCGTATAGATGCCATTAAAGTATTAGACATCTTAAAAGGGCTAGGGCTGTAACCGTCTACGCTTACGCCGCCGTTTTGTGTGCTGAAACGGCTGGTCCAGATATTCTCAGCTAGCATAAGTGCAGCTGCGTTTATAGCAGGCGTATTAGCGTAGGTAGCGGTTTTTGTATCATCACCCGTCATAGTGCCGCTAGGTACTACGCGCCTAAAGTTTTGGTCAGCTGCCGTTTTTGCATATTGTATAAAACTGTAACCCTGTGGGTATTGGTAATAGTTAAGCTGAAAATTAAACGCTGGCAATAAATTAGTAGTACCCGCGCTAAATGGTACTGTTCCAGTAATCGTATAAGTGCCGTTAAAAGTAGCGCCAGCCCCGGCTACAGTAACGGATTGACCAGTAGTGAACAGGCCGGGGTTGGCTATCATCACGGTAGCTACATTGTTCACTAATGCAGTTCCCACTACCGGGGCAGAGTCAAACCATAAAAACCCGTTAATTAAATCTTGGGCAGCTTGGCAGGTGTCCTCTATCCAAGTGTAAGAGTCGTACAAAGTGCCAACGCCTAAAGATGCTTTTAACGTAGCAGCTGTAACGTAAGTAGCCGGCATATTTGTACCTTTCTTTGTAGGTCTGGTAGAGCCAAAGGGCTAAGGCCCTACCAGACTATTAGTTATTTATTAGGTTAAGTTAAAACGACGGATACCTGCAGGCATTTTAACTAGCGTGGCCATAAAGCCATAGAT